TTTGAAGCATCTGGATTACGCGGTGCAACAGCAGAAGAGATAGCCAAGTATGGCACCAACGGTTTGTCATCCTATGAGCAGGATACTATAAACTTTGATGATAAGTACAAAGGGTACAATAAGAGTAGACTGCAGGATGCCTATAATACTTTAAAGGCTAAAGAAAGCGCTGCTACCTACTGGACCGATAGATACAGAAATGCTTTAGTTACTGAGCTAGCTTATCTTAATGCTAAAATCAAAGGTGTAAAACCTGAGATTACAGAAATAGTAAATCCAACAAGTTCACTGCAAGTTAAGATTGCACTGCAAGGTGACTTTAAGAAGCTTCTCAGACATCCAGAAGTAATTGCTGTAGCAAAGGCTAGAGAAATATCTAATCTCGATGCATTAAATATTGTAATTAAAGATGAGAGGTGGTTGGCTGAAAACAGAGAAATGATAACCATAGCTGGTGTACGTATTCCTGTACAGGGTCTGAACTCTATGGAATTTATGCAGGTTGCTGAATTCTTACCGGAGAACTCTGGTAACATGGTTATTCTGCCAGCTGAGATTGTAGCTAAGTCTGGTTCTGACTTTGACATTGATAAACTATCACTGATGTTCCCAAGTCTTATCAAGACATCTAAGGGAGTGTCTATGACTAAGCATGATAAGAGTCTAGCACAGAGAGTAGATGCTGATGTTCTTAAGCAACAGATTACAGATCTCTATCAGCAACTTACTGAGGCTCAGGAAGATGTATTTAATTTCACACAGGAATATCTTAAGGATATACCATATGAATTAAAGAGAGACTTCCAAGACAGTGTGCGCTCATACAAGCAAGCTATTGCTAAAGTTAAAAATGATATTTGGGATCAGCTAGAAACCGGTGAGATTTATCCAGAGTCTTTGTATGAAGAGATTTATAATCTTCAAGAAGAACTCAATGATCTTTATGCAGCAGCTGCAGCTCCAATGAAAGAGTATAAAGAGTCTAAGCTAAATCCTATCTTTGATAGAATAGATGACCTGAAAACTCAGATTGCTTCTTCATCATCTAAGGGTATTGAGAATGATTTGCTTAATGCTGTTGTAGATATTATTAGTCTGCCAAGCAACTTTGTAGACCTTGTTACTCCTAACGGAACTTACTTGGTTAAGCCTCTGGCAGATGATCTGGCTGAAGATGTAAGAGATTACAATCCATTTGACACTGATTCAAATGAGGGTAAGGCTTATACCTATAAGAAGAAAGATAAAGATGTAAAGAGAATCTCTGCTACTAGAATCTTTGAACTGGGGTATAACCAATACAAACAAGAGTCTAACAACATTGGTAAGAAGACACTTGGTATGGGTGCTGTAGACAACAGTTACAATACCGTATTTAACCGTATTGGTGCATACATGTCTGCATCTGTAGAACTTGGAAATAAAGAAAAAAATACAGAATATAAAGTTACCCAAGTCATCAGAGGAATGAAACATAACACCCTGAAAGTTGGTGAAAATGATGTCATTTCTCTATCTAATCTGTATGATGCTAACGAAGAGAATAGAATCTCTACAGTTATTTCTCAGATGATGAATGGTTGGGTAGACGTAGCTAAGGACTCATGGGTGTTTGACATACAGGGTAACCCTGAGATTGCATCTACACTGTTGTTTATGATTCAAGCTGGTGTGCCGGTTGATCAAGCAGTATACTTTGTGTCACAGCCTATTATCAGAGACTATGTAAAACTTCAAAGAAAGATTAAGGGTGCCTTTGCTAGACCCATGAACATTCCTTCCGCAGGAACAAACATGTTTAGAGTAGAGGCTAGAAGACAGCTGATTGAAAGAATATTACCTGAAGGTTTTCAAAGATATAGTGTAAACAAAAAAGGACAGACTATAGATGCTCTTGGTGACATGATGCTTAAGAGAACTGTGTATACTAGGTTAGTTCCTACATTCTTGGAAGAAGAAGAACCAGACTTTAGCATTGAAACACTCAAGAAAAATGTCAAAGCTAAAAACGGGTATTATACAGATACTGATGCAAAAGCATTTATCCATTTTATAGAGCTTGAGGAGATGGCAAAAGCTACCACAGCTATTAAGTTGGGGATGAACTTTGACACAAGTAAGCTTACTTCTTTGTATGACATAAGAGAGAAACTATCTAAGGCTGGAGCACTAGAAGGTGAAACAAGATTGCCCGACAATATTGTAGACCTTATAGAAAATAACTCACCTATTGGTAGCTTTAAGACACAGAAGCCTTTGCTAGATATGGTTGCTAATTTGTTCCCACTTAGGGACAATGAAGCACTTACTGATCATATTGCAAAGATTACTGCTAATATGCAAGACAGTGCCGTAAGAGAAAGGTATGGTAAGTCTTTTATATCTAAGGAGCAGTTGATTGCTGCTATGAGAAATGACTTTACAAACTTTGTGTTACAGCAATTCCTAAAACATCCCGGTAGATTTAATCCTAAAGGTCCGTACAAAGGTTTAGGTGTAGAGATGGAAGTTGTTCCTGTAAAGAAACTAAAGTTTGGTGCCTTTGTAGAAAATGGAAAGCTCTATGTAGATATGGACCAGATGAATACAGACTTTAAAAAAGCTTTGTATGATTCAGCAGATTACCAATCTATAAGAAAACTAGCTAGGGTAAAGCCAATTTATTTTAATAACTCTAATGATCAGATAAACAGAAATGATTATTTCAAATTTGTATATGAGAGAGAGTTTTTAAGAAGCACTATCTCATTTGATGATTACTCTAAGACAGTAGACTTTGGTTACAGAGTAGATAGATTAAATACTCAGAAAGAAAGTCTTGGTGATATACAGCCGGAAAGACTAGCCTATGAGGAATTCTTGAGAGATACAGCTTTGTTCAATACAATGAACATTGACTTCATGTTTAAGGATCCCTATGGTTTTGCATACCAAGCAGCTAATATTGCTGGCATGCATCCTGAACTTGCAGTAAAGTATCCATTACTTAAGTCACTATTCCCCGTAGAGAGAAACGGTGCAGTAAATCTTAAGTTATCTGAGCTGTTCCTTGATGTAGATAAGATGAATATCTACCATGAAAACCTAGAGGAACTTGCTGACCCTAATGTTAAAAAGGTTGATAATGAGCTAGATAACAATGTCATTAGTAAGTTATTTACCATATTCCCAATGTTTGCTTTCTTCCAAGCAGGTCAGGATGGTAGAGGTCAGTTCAGCTTAGCAAGAATAGTAAATACTAATAAGTATGCTAAGATCATGGATGTGGCTTCAAATTGGGCACTAAATCAAGTTCTTACTTCTGATTATGCTCCGATATTTATGGAACAGTATCAAACTTTGTTTGATGCAATGTATGCTAATCCTGTCAAGTCAGATTTAGAAGAAGAGGGTATTGATGCTATAAGCGATGAGTTTACCAATAATAATAAACCAAGACTTAAGGCTTACTACAATTATCCTTCTGAAAAAGAATCAGAAGACTTTATAAAAACTACTGAGTATGATCCTAGTGTAAGAGTATTTACTAGACCTGCAACAATGCAAAAATTCCACGAAGAGGTATTGAGTAATCTTAAAGAAGGTACTGTATTTGTCTTTAATACTAGCACTACTAAGTACTCAAGTACAAACCAGGCATATGCAGGAAATAGGTACAACAATACTTACTTAAAGGACTTAGTACTAAATGATAAAATTGCAAGTAATAAAAGGGTTCCTATGGCCAATGTTGCTGGAATAGCTACAAAGCCAGATAGCCTTATGTCAGTGGCAGATACATTCCTTACTGATGCTACTTACCAGTCCAATATAGAAACTATTGAAAAGAATATACAAAACCTTATTAAGCTAAGAGATGAAGGTAAAATACTGCTGTTTGATGAAAGTGGTTATGGCAATGTCTTATTAGGGTATGGGTTCAGTGAGAATTTTACTAAAGAAGATAAGGTGGTAGCAACAGCGCCAGCCCCTGAAACTTTCGTATATTTGAGTAAGAGATTGTTTGAAGAGTTTGGTTACATAAATCCTGGTTATAGCAGAGTATCTAAAGTTACAGGATCTGGTAAAGCTCTTGCTGAACAAATAGTTGCTAATCAACCAGTTACAGATGATTCTGTAAGAGAGAAGTTTAAAGAATGCTTTAAAAGTTTAATAGGTAATGAGTAGTTGTCCTAATGTAAATTCCAGAGAATGGAAGAATCTAGTCAAGGCTGTTGGTGGCTTTGAAGCACTGCGTGATTTTATGGAGAGCGGTGATATCCGCACTCCTGGAATTGTGCAAGCTAAACTTGACCAAAGAGAAAAAGATGAACTAGATTCTTTGAATCAGACTACTCCTTCTGAACCAGGTGTATCAGATGAATTCCCTGTAGTAACTTTAGAGTCATCTGCTATGAATCAGAGACTTGCTCTTGAATCTCAGCAAGAGATTATGAGAGAAGCTAGAGGAAATGAGATTATCAATAAGCTGGTAGATAGACTAAAGGGTCAGACAGGTATTCAGGCAACTTTTATTACTGAAGCAGACGCTGCTTACATTGTACAAAATGCTGGTGCCGCCTATAACGGTGAAGCATCATTCTTTAACAATGGTCAAGTGTACCTGGTAATAGGAAAGGTTACACCGGAGAAAGTTCTACATGAATTTGCACATGCTATTGTAAGAGCTATAGCTGCCGAGAACCCTACTTTATTTGTAAGTCTTTACAATGAACTAGCCTCTACTGCAGAGGGTCAAGAGATTATCCAAGACATTAGAAATCTCTACCCTAATATGGAGTTTAAGGATAAGCTACAGTTTATGGAGGAAGCAATTGTTACTTCCATTGGTAGAAAATCTGCAAACAAAATAACTCAAGCAAGAGAAACAGATCTGTTCTCTAAAGTTGTAAGTAAGATTCTATATGCTATAAAGCAATTACTTAGAAAAATATATAAGGGTAACAAGATAACTGTTGAAAATCTAGATGTAAATACTACACTAGATCAGTTAGCAGAAATGCTTGCTAGCAAAGACTTCCAGATTAAAACAGAATTAGTAAGTCAAGCAGACATAGTATCTTTCTCTAGGGATTACAGAGAGGAGATGATCAATGACCTTGCATCTGTTGAGCAAAAAGAGCTCAATATGATAAGCAAGAGAATGTATAATCTTGTTAGAACTCAGTCTGGTTTCCTAAACACCAAGAACTACAAAGAGATTTCTAAAGCTCTCCGTGATAAAATGGAAAGAGCTGACCTTACTGAGATAATCGGTAACCTAAGACTATTCCAAACAGAAGGTGAGAGAATCTTTTCATCACCTGAAGAAGAAGAGAAGTACATGGCAGCTCATGCTGAGGCACTTCTAAACAGTATGCTCAGATTTAATCAGGCATCTAAAAGAATTCTTGAGTACTTCAAAGACATCAATAAGAACATAAATAACAAAGAAGCTTTGCTTCGTGGTTATTATCTGAATAGAGTAATTAAAGACTGGAGCAAGTTTATTAACTACGCTAAAGATCAGCTAGCACTAAATGATAATTTTAAAGCTGGCCATCCTTTGTTCAATCTTATAAATGAGATGAAGGATAATCTTGATCAGTCTAATAAATACAGTGACAAGATTTATTCAGCCGGTGTAAGTGAAATGCTTGTAGAGCAACTTACTCCAATGATGTCAAACATTGATGCTCACTATGAGAGAATAATCAAAAGGTATGAAGACAAAGGAGCTGACAAGAGCATTATAGATTACTATAAAAGAGAATGGGATCTTGTTAGACTTACCCCTGAAAGAATAGAAGGATTGCTAAAAGGAGAGCTGGGTGATGCGCATGCTCTTAACTCATATCTAGAAGGTTATATGCATAACCAGGATCCAATTGTTCTTGGATTTGCCGGATATGTAAAAGATAGATTCATGGAAATGAGTGCCATGATTCAAAGAAATTATAATGCATTTATAAATGACATTGAGGGTTTAGTAAAAGATGCTGGGTATAATACAGCATTTAAAAGAATGCATATGGGTAAAGACATGCTTTACCTAGATGTAGTTGAAAGAGATGAGGATGGTAACCCAACTAAGTCTGTATGGAAGTTTATTAGTCCTTATCAAGGATATGAGGGTGAGCAAAAGAAACTAGAAAAAAATCTAGAGGATGCTAAAGCAGAGCTGAATGAAACAAACTCTGATGAGGCAAAGCTTAAGTATGTAAATGCTATGGCAGCTCTTGAAGCATTCAAGGCTGACTTCATGTACAGACCCTACACAGATGCATACTATTCACTACACGATTTATTCTTAGATGATATAGGTAAAGAGGCATACCTCAGAATGCACAATATCCTGGCTAAGATCCGCGGCTTAAACAGCAACGTAACTACACCAGATGAGATATTAGAGAATCTTGAGGATGCTAAAATCTATTGGAGAGAGTACAGACAATTAAAGTCTATGTACTATGCTGATGGTAGTGCTAAGAAAGAAGGCACAATGGATTATGATGTAGCTGTTAGATTAAAGGAATACTCTAATAAGTCTAATAAGTTTCACCAGTATGTACAAAGAAAGGGTGCCTTCCAAAATGCTTATCTTGCTTATATTCAGACACTTAAGGATAACAAAATAGATGGTGTAGAGTATGAGCAAAAGAGAGAAGCTTGGTTAAAGAACAATATTGTAACTAAGCTTAATGCTGAGTTCTACAAAGAGAGAGCTAGAATATTCTCTGAGCTGGCTAAACTGGCCGGAGATGATCCTACACAGAAAAGAATCATTGAAGTATATGGAATGATCAATAACATGATCAGTTCTTATAGAGATAATAACTCTCACCCGATTGGTTCTGAAATGCCGGAAGCCCTTCTAGAAAAGATTAAAACTCTTGAGGATGAGCTAGAAGATTTAAGAAACAAAGTAGAGACAAAGAAAACAGGTAAACTCACTAGAGCAGACTGGGATTTCTATAATGCTTATAAGGCTAAACTAAAAGCATATGCTGAAGGTACTAGTGAGGCTCCTTCTGCAGAAGATACTGTAATCTACAGTGAGCTCAGAAATAAACTCAAAAAAGATGGAGCTATATCAGATGAGGAACTAGGTGATATTGAAGCAAGAAAACTGCTGTTCCAAGAACTGAATGACCTACAACAAAGAGTTGTATCGCAGGACTACATAGATACTGTAAATGAGTTTATCAGCAATAGCCCAGAAGCGTTAGAGTATATAAAGAAAGAACTAAAGCAGAGTGCATTTAGTGCGTCTGATATAGAGATGATGAGTTACCCTCAGCATCTTTCTGCTTTGATGGCTAAGAGTCCTGAGTTTGCTGCATGGTTTAATGCTAACCACATGACCCGCTCATACTTTGATAGCACTGGTACAGAGGTTACTAAGTATGTACCAACAAGAGCTTGGACATATATTAAGCCTAATAGCTCTAAGTACTATGAGACCACTGATATCTTAGATGAAAATGGGGATGTGGTTGAAGTGATTGAGGGTGTACCAACACTAGCATATTTCTACAGAGAAATTAAAGACTCATACACTGATGAAAATGGTAATGAGGTAAAACTCAAGACTGAAAGAGTCAGCATGCTAGAGGCAATCAGAGCAGGTAGACCTATAGAAGAAGCTACAGTAGACTCTAGAGGTAGATGGTTACCAAGACAGAATGCTAAGGATCAGAAATTTATGAATCCTAAGTATGCTGACATGAGATCATCATCTCCTAAGAAGTTTGCGTTGCTGCAAAAGCTTATTGAAAAGCATCTTGAGATTCAGGAAGAGCTTCCATATAACAGTAAACTAGATTTAGAAGCTCCAAGATACCGTAAGACACAGTATGAGACATTGTCATCTAGAACCCTGGATGAGAACGTTAAAATGAATCCTATATCTGTATGGGCTAGAAACATTAGAGCTGCATGGACAAAGGCTCCTGATGATGTTGAAGAAGGTTTCAACCCTGCAGATAATCTGGTAGCCGTAAATGCAGACTTGTATGATGATGAGTTTGCCAAGATACCAATTACTGGTATGTTTAATCTACCAGAGGATGAGGTATCAATGGACTTACTTACAGGCATGATGAGATACATGCAGTCTGGTGTAAGACAAAAGACTTTGCTGGACATGCTTCCTATGGCAAGAGCTTTACAGAAACTTGTACAGACTCCTCCTAATAAACTTAAGGAAGACATAGGTGCTACTGCTAAAAACATGGGTTACTTGTCCAGAGTAGTAAGTAGTATAACTTCTCCTGTAACAGGTAAGGGTAGGAATATCAGGGCAATGGCTATTAACTCTTTTATAGAAAAGGAGTTTGAAGGAAAAAACAATGCTGGTTTTGTTAGTGATAACGTAGCAGCACAGAAGTTTGTAAATAATCTTCTTAGTCTGTCATCTAAGACATTCTTCTCATTTAATATTCCTGCGGCTATTAAGAACAGCTTTGGTGCTAGATTCCAATCTATGATTGAAGCAGCTGCCGGTAATAACTTTAACTGGGCAGACTATGGTAGAGGAACTGTATGGGCCAACATGGTCACTATGGAAATTAGCATGCAGGTCTATAAGTTTGGTAAGAAGTCAATGAACTACCAACTTGTAGAACTTATGGATCCTTCTCAAGGTAGACTGCAGAGTCAAATCAGAGAAGGTGCCGGCATATCTAAGTCTGCTACATCAGACACTGTTGACCTGAGCATCATGACCAATGTGAGAAAGTGGACAGAATTAAATGCTACTCTCAGCATATTCGGTGCTATGCTTACTAAAGAGCAAGTAGAGGTTACCGATGCCAATGGTAAGGTCAGCAAAATCACATATGATAAAGCTTGGGAAGTAAAAGATGGAGTAATCCAACTTAAAGATGGTATTGATAAAACTTATGCCCCCGGTGGAGCAAAGTATAAAGCCTTTGTAAAGAAAGTACATGGAGTTACTATGGCACTGAACGGTGCGTATGATAGCTTCAATCAGCCTATGGCTAACAGATTCCTATTGTACAGAATGGTAATGTTCTTGAAAAAGTACTTTACCGAGATGTTCATGAATAGATTCCAAGCCACAGTTAAGGGTGGTAGAATAGTACCTAGATATGATGGTAACATGGATACCATTGCAATGGGTTACTATGTAGAGTTCTTCAAAGCAGTAAAGAACATGTTTACCTTGTATAAGGGTAACCTCAGAAACATGACTGAGGGTGAGATAATGGCCTCTAAGAAAACACTAGCTGAAATAGGATTGCTTGTAATTTTATCTCAACTTCTTATAGGACTTCTGTTTGGATGGGATCCTGATGATGAAGATAGATATGAGAAGCTCAGACAAAAGAGTGGAGCACTACCATTCCTAGGTGTAGCAGATGATCCTGATCATCCATTTAGAGCACAGGGCTGGTTTGAGAATCACCTGCTGAATCTTGCAATCCAAGTAGAAGCTGAGAATGATTCATGGTTACCATATCCGGGCATGGGTCTAGATGCATATGCAGATATGTTTAAACTAGAGTCAATTGCAATGACAGCAACTGTAGATAGATGGGTAGACCTTATAGGTCAGGCTACAAACTATGTAGACTATTTAGTTACTGGTGACCAGAAAGCTCTTTACAAAAGAGAAGTTGGTCCATATGACTGGCAGCAACAAGGCAGTGCAAAGTTTTTAAATCATTTGATGAAAACACTTACATTTACGGGTACATCCGTACAACCAATTCAAGGAATAAAAGGATTAGAATCAAGAGAAAATAGATAATGGCAAAAACAGTAGCAGTAAAGAATGCCTTTGCACCAAAGGGCACAAGAAAGAAAAGACCTGGAGTAATCTCCAAGACTAAGAATAGTGGTCTAAAGTCTAGTAAGAACTATAAGAAACAGTATAGGGGACAAGGTAGATAACTAGATGTAACCCCCTAAGTTAATAGGGGGCTACACTAGATATTTTACTTCTCTTCTGCTTCTTGGTCACCAAATACAGTAAACTGAGTTCCTTCCTCAAGAAAGGTTAGGAACTTCTCAGCCATTAACTGAGTCATGATGATCTGATTGATGGTAGCAGAGAATAAGTCAGCACCCATAGTTGTTAAACCTGTGGTGTTTCTTACCTCCATTACGTGTTCTTTCAACATATCAGCTGTCTCAGCTAATGTCTTTTTGATTTTGTCTACCTTTTCATTACTAGAAGGAGTTTCTGTAACACCTACTAACTTTTGACCAAAGGTTCTTACCTTAGATTCCTGGAAGTGCGAGTCCATAATTTGTAAATTTTTGTTCTTTAGTATAATCTGCAGGGATGTTTTCTAATTCCCCTGTATTCCAAATTTTATTCATAGCAGCTATGTGAGTCTTAACTGCTTTAGTATCATTAAATACTTCTGAGCATTGTAGAACTTCTCCATTTCTGCCCACTGATTTTACAACATATCCGCTTACGGTTTTTCTTTCTTTTTCTCCGGTCTCTTCATTTTCCACTAAGATTCTTCTTTTAGAATCGTGGATTTGAATACTACCCTTATTTGTTTTTTTCATGATTCAAGTATTTGTTTTACATTTGGTCTAAAGTAATTAGGGCCTTTGAGGATTTTACCATCCTCTCTACGGATAGCTCTACCATCCTCACCCATTTTACTCATATTACTACGGTGAATTTCACTGAATACTCTCTCTAGATAATCTTGCATGCCATGCTCTAGTGCGGTGCCTATGAGGATATACAACATATCCCCAATGGCATCCGCTATTTCTGTAACATCTTCTGCAGCACAAGCTTCTAGATATTCTACATTCTCTTCAGCCATTAGATTGAAACGAAGTCTTTGTCTATCTAGTGATATATTACCAGGTTTATCAGCTATAACTATGTCTGTAGCCTCGCACCATTCTTTTACTTTAGTGAATTCCTTTTTCATTAGCATTTAGTATTTGAAGAATTTATACAAACGTAGTTATACTTAAGTCTAGATTCTTCTAGTTTACGGGGCTCCATATCTTCTTTAAACATACCCTCTATCAGGATAAGGTAATTAATAGCGTCTCCAATTTTCTCTTCTAGAACTTTCTCATCAGGTATTTTACCAGACTTAGATCTAGCTTCAATAATCATTTTAATAGACTGAAGATGTTTTACCATGAACTCCCATGCTACCGCTTGTTTGGTATCATGAAAGCTCAATGGCAAAGACTCTGTAAAAGCTTTGAAAACATCTTCTTGTCCAGCATATTCTTCATTCTTACTTTGAAGAACATCTTTGATAAGTTGTACACGTCTCTGTACAACGTCTTCTACAAATTGTTTTCTAGTCATATCAAAACATTGTTAGTTGACTTGTTTGTTTTTTCTTCTCTACAGATTCTATCATCTTGTAAATATTCTGTAAGTAATAGTCTTCATTTACTCCCCTGTCTTTCCAGGGTTTATCATCAATTACATTGTAAATAGTTTGTCTCCAAGCACCAGCTTCTAACTGAAAGTTTCTACCGTCTACTTTGTTTTTCTTCATAATCTTACAGCCCTCATTAGATATGTAATACCTAACAATGTGCTGTAATTTTTTAAATGCCATGTTGCCTTTGACTAAACACTCTTCTACAAACTCCCATTCACCTTTAGCCTTTGCACCGGCACAGTAGTCAAATATATTTCTGTTTTTGCTAAGATATATCTCTGGTAAAACATTGAATACAAAATAGTTATATACAGCTTTAGATATTATCAGAAAACTTTTATTCTTGTGTAAAGCTAGGTCAGAAAACTCAAACCTACCCTTACACTTTGTACTAGAGTAATAACATTTATCTCCTTCAGTTCTATAGATGTAGTGTGGAAACTCTGATTGTAATGACTGAAAATCTTCTTTACTAACTTCTTTCTCTTTATTTACAGCAATGTAGTTATTTACGTCAGCTAGAATTAGCTTGGAGTATTCACCGTGCTCTAGATTTAGATTAGTTATCTCTTCCCATTTCTTGCATATCTCAAAGTATTTCTCTTTCATGCTAGATGGTATCATCATCTCCAAACCGTCAGTGTTTTGCATAAGCGGGATAGATCCTGGGATAGCCGTGCTGAGCATTTCGTATAGCATTGTAAGGCTAAGTTGACCATTAATAGTAATACGCATAGTAAACTCAGGATCATACAGGAAACTATTCTCGTCATTGCTGAGACCATAGGTACTATTGAGAATGATCTTATACACATAATTCTTAGGGTCTTTTTTAGGAATCTTTACTCTCTCATCAAAGAACCACTCATACTGTTCACAGAATTCATCTTTAGGTAGATGTGCCGGAGACCAACCATTTCTAATAGCAAGGTTAGGATAGAAACTAGTAACGTCACTAGTCATAATTATCATCCCATCTTTTGCTGTATAGACACCGCTAGATCTAGCACCATGTACACCACCCAGACCAAAATCTGTACGGACACTTTTGTGGGTCATTGAATACTTAAAACCACTCTTAGTATTATTAGGATCAATTATAAGCTCTTTAAAGTTAGTCAGGATATCCTGAAACTCTTTTCTCTCAAACTTTATATACGGTAGTATGATGTCTTTAACTACAATCCTATCTCTAGATGTTCTTAGTGACTTTAGCTCTGATTTCTTTATACCGGTCTTTTGACTTAAGAATAATAAGAATAGATCTTTAGCAATCTTTGGTTCTGAAGCACTGTATAAGTTGATGCTGTATTCTTTAGATAGAGAACCGCGTAAGTTAATTTGACTCTTACTTAGTTCCATAATCTGTTTACAGGATCTAACGTCATTTACACAATACTCCATTACCTCTTTGACTTGTGCTTGAGTATGTATATAAGTACTATGGTGTATTGGCATCTCCTGGATATTAAACCAGTCCATGCTATACTGTATCCACTTTAGACTTGATCTTTTAGCCGGGTTGTCCCAGTGATTTAGCTTAAATACATCAACCTGATGTATAGATAATTCATGTGGAGCATAAGGAGGGAACTCGTTATTACCGGTTCTCTCAATAACACTCTGAGCAAAGTTGTAGATTTTATGTGCTATATGCATGGGGTCACCAAGCACAAGCTCTTCCTGATTAGCTAGTATGAACTCTGTAATTTGAGCGTCAAAGTTTAGTCCGTTGTAACTAATATGCCACTCCTTATTCTCTACATTTTCATTAAGAAACTTTACTAGCTCTGATATGTCATTTCTTAATCTATGTACTACAAACGTCTTTGTTTCATCAGTCTTGTAGTGCTGAAACACTGCACCAAACATGTTGATGAGGGTCTCATAGTCCATTACCCAATGGTTCATAATCTTTTGTTCAGTTAAGCTGTCCCCCCGATAATTAAAACATAAAAGGGGCTTGCGCCCCCTATATGCGTATGTTTAACCAATTAAGCAGGTGTTTCACTGCTATCCAAAAACTCTTTACAAACGTCAGCATTGACAGCAAACATTTCTATAAATTCCGAAATTTGGGAAGAATCAGAAATATAATACTCCTGGAAAGTTTCAATAGTTCTACGCTCTTCCTTGAAAGGTTTAGCACCATCAGATTTTACTTTTCTGAGTACAACATCTCCATTATCATCAAGCTTCGGCATCATATGAAACACATTCTTTCTAGTTTGACCAATAATAGCCAAAACTTTAGATTCTGGATCATAAATACATTCTACATATGGACACTTAGTTCCAACTGGAATCATCTTAAACGTTGGTTTATTGTTCCATTCGGACTTAATAACCATCATTGATTTACTTTCAATAACCATTTGTTGCATATTTTACTGCGAATTTAAAGATAAACCATCTTTTTCCAAATTCTTTAGAGTTATTTCTAAAGTTTCTTTCCGTAGGCTAGGTTTATCACATAACTCACCTACATCTTTTAGAAGCTTCGGAGAGCATTCTAAAAGCTTAGAATAAATATCAAAATACATTTCTGGATTTAGATAACTATCTACATATACATAGTTCTTTTTACTTTTAGCATAATGACCTAAGATTATAAGTTTCAAGTCTTTAGATAGTTTAGAGTACTTGCCCTGTAGAAAGTAATCCCAATCCTTCTTGTAATCGGATAAATCAAAAATATAAACACCTACATCTTTACTTGTTTCCAAGTAATCATAGAAGTATTTATTTCCCAAAAGTCTGGTTTTCTCAAATACATTAAACTCAGGATCATCTCTAAGATAATAGGTAGTAATAAGTTTATAGTCATCATGGGTATAATGACCCTTTAGTGACGTATAAATTCCCACAGGGGTTACACTGCTACCTTTAGAGATACCTAGAATAGGAAACAAGAAAACATTTGACTTCTGAAAGTATCCTTCATACAGGGATTTGAGCATACAATTGGTTTTACAGTACAACTTTTGTTACAACCATATCATATGGTAAAGAGAACTCTCTCTTTTCATAATGATATTTAGCTTTAGCAAGAGCGTTGCTGAGACCGGTCAAATACCACTTGTTCATTGTTTCATCAGACACTGGAAATACATACGTCTGTTTGTACTTGTCAATGACAATAAAGTTGAACTCTACTTTCCAAGTGCCATCTACAGCAAAATTCATCATTACAAGTTTTTTATAGATAGCTGCTTGAAGCCAGTAGTTATAGTAATCAACAGTCTCAGCAAACTCTGCTACTGTTTTACCTGTTGTCTTTAAGTCATTGATAACTATGGTTTTATTGCTTTCATTGACAACAAGATTATCAATTATCCCCTTTAATCCAAAAGGATAACCAGGTAGATCAATTTGAATCTGGTGCTCACTATAAACAGTGCTACCAGAATTCCCATATAGGTCAAGAACTTTTACAACTTCCGGATTCTGTCTCAGAACCTGGACTGATTCAAGACACCGATTGTACATCTCTGTGTCTATGACATCTTTACTGCCTTTCTGTTTTAGAAAGTCAAAGTAGCTTACAGTTTGATCTGTAACCATTTTGTCAACCCTCTGCTCATCCGTCTTTAAAGACTGGTGCAGATTAATCTCTTTTAGTATGTCTAAGATCACTGCCTCAAATGATCTCAGATCCTGGTCTAGAGAGTTAGTCTCTTGAGCATATCTAAATACTTTATCTACAACAATTTTAGGGTTGTCGCTTGGCAAAGATAGTGGAGATATGACAAATTGCTTGTCAAAATTATCACCATCTAATAATAAGCAGTGAATTACTTTACCCTCAAGAAGATAGCTGTCTAGCTTCTCTTCTCTTTGTTGTAAAATATAGTGTGAATAAAAAAGCTTTGGTGAAAAAAGGAGCCTATTCAAACCACTATAACTGAGGTTAAATGGTTTTGAATAGAACTCCTCCTCCAAAGCAAGAACATTAATCCCTTCCTTGGTTTGTATCATTTTCTGGTTTTACGATTTCTATACCCTTTACTTTAATCCACTTGTATCTACTAAAACTACGTCCAAATTCTTCCATAGCTCTTTCAAAAACAAGAGTTTTGATATCATCAGTAAGCTTACCCATAGAGTCTGCTTTGTCTAGGATGTTATCTAGATTTACATTAGTATACTTGTTAAAGTTCATGAAGTCTAGGAGACTCTTGAAAGCTACACTGTGACAATACTTGTTGTATCTGTGATTGTTAAAGTGGTCACCCAAAAGTATCAACAAATAATGCTGACTACCCTCAAAGTTACAATTAGCCATCAGAGTCAAACCTAGTTCAATATTACCGGGATCACTGCTACTAAGAAGCTGGTCAATGAAAACATAGTTTTCATGTTCCATGTCAGAAGAACCCAATAGAGATTGTAAAGCAGAATCTGTAATGATACTCTTATCCGCATAGTTACGCAGATTATCTACTACAGCTTGGTCAACTACATGAATATTAGAATTAATCTTTGCATCAGTATAACCTAAGGCATCTGCAACAGAATCAAACTTATCCTTGTAGCCATAACTAAAAGAAATATACTCTATGTCTGCGGGTAAACCTTTTATGGCATCAACAGCTTTCTGTACTTCTTCTTTGTTATCAATAGCATTTACAACAGATGAGCTATATCTATAGGGTCTCATTAGTTTGAGAGTATTACCACTCACTGTTTCTGACAGACAATGCTCAAGAACCTTTGTTACATCTTCTCTTTTGTAGATATACTGACCCCAGCTATAACTGGTGTTACCAAGAACTTCATTCTTAGAGATAACAATAGTATCAGCTTTGGTAGAATCTCTTACTACAGATAGATTGTATTTATCTTTTACTTCCCGGATTTTATATCTAGGAACAGTAGCAGTCTTGCTAAAGAACATCTTACCTAGTTTATCAGACTCTACATCAGTGCCCTTAGTCTTTACATTAAAGAAAGCAAATAGCTTATCTTGAATTTTTACTTGATCCATCTTTGATTCAAGAACTCCATATGTACTCTCACCCTGAGGTGAGAATACAGTAGAGCCGTCAAAGAAACTAGCATTTACAAATTTTATAAATCTAACTCCGTTTATTTCCATATTATTTTACTGCGAGTTTAACAATGTCTTTGTCAAGAAGCATCTTCTGGAACTTGGTCTTGTTACCAGAGATAATATTCTTAATCATGAAATAGTGTAGGTCAAGAGCAAAGAGACCTTCTGCTTTGATAATATCCTTGATACGGTCAAGAATCTTGTCAGTTACAGGGTTAGACTCTGCATAGACCACACTATAGTTACTGATACGAGTAGCCATTAGACTAGCAATGTCAGCTCTGTAGTGAGTACCCTCATACATAGAAGCCTTCAGTTTAGTCTCAATAGGATCCCAATCAGCTCCGGTAAGAATCTCTTTAGGAGATACCATAGTATCCAGCCTGTTATTAATAAAGGTGGTAAAGAGAGTACTGAACTCAGTCCCTACACTACCCTCACCAATCATCTGAATCAGTGGTAACTGCTCTTCAAAGACCTTAATAGAACTGATAGAGTTAAAGAATGTAGTAATACTACGAGGATTAATATCACCTTTAACCAACTCAGGATGCATCAACAAGAAATTGATACAACGAGAGTCAACACTATTCTGTTCTGCCCACTTAGCCCAACAGTCAATGTCAAACTTCAAATGAGCTGTAATAAAACGAGTTCTCTGAGCTGTGTCAATAGAGTTAACTAGATACTCACCATTGTCAGGATTAGAAGTAAGAATTACGTGCCAGTCCTTTGGTAGTTTCCATGAGATGTACTCTTGACGGTCAATGATTTCCATAACTGCCTGAACAAATCTGAGGTCAGCACGAGTCCAGTCATCCAGAATAAGGATACCACCTTGTCCTTTACCCTGTACCCACTCTGGTGCAGCATGGGTCATTCTCTTCTCACCAGTAGGTTTGTAACCACTGGTTATATACATAGGCATAGTAGACTCGGTAACCCACTTAGTCAACTCACCTTTTATCATTTCGTGCTCCTTCATAGGAAAACCTACTAGGTCACCAATTTCTTCCAACTGACTGAGATTCAACTTGATGCACTGTAGATTGAGCTCTTCAGCAACTTGTAGAATAGCACTGGTCTTACCTAGACCCGCTTCACCCTCTATATTAATAGCCACAGGATTCTTACCGTTCTCTTGGAGGTAACGATTATTTCCTACAATATGCTTTACAAAATCTTTCAATTCTGTAGTATTCAATACTACTTGCTTAATGTTTGCCATCTTAATTTAATTTGATAATTTGACCTGGTAAGTTATTATTCATACTACAACGGGAACTAAGTACCCAGAGTATATGCCCCTTTGGTTTAGCAGGAGCTGGTGCTTCTCCATCTGTAAAATAAATCAGACATGTATAGTTCTTTTGATTAGCGTCATAATACTCTACAACTGGCTCAAAAGAGGTGCCACCACGACCATGCAATTCAATCTTGTTAGACTTCTTGTATGGTCTAATATCACTAATAGCAGTATCACACTGCACAACAGTTACATCACATCCTGTCTTATGCATATGGTGAACTTCCGAGAAAAACTCCTTAAGTTCATCTGTGCTAACAGAACCTGATGTATCTATAGCCACTAAGATATGTTTCTTCTGCTTAATCTTAAGACCGGGGTTATCCTCAAATCTTTTATTAAACTTACGTCTTAGTTTCTTGGTATACACCTTTACAGATCTACCTACAAATCTTCTAATATACCCACGCCAGTCAAACTTAGCTTCCTCAAATGCTGTGAAATTATCTATCAGCTCTTTGATTTCACCAGGTACTGAACCACGGGATTTTTTAACCTCTTCAGCTAGTTCTTTCATCTGATACTCCATCTGTGTTTTAAGCAGACGTTTCTCAGCTTCACCCATATTGTCAAACTCTTTCCAATCATGGTTAGGATTATTAAGACCATCCTCAGATTGAGGTTGTCCCTGATCCATAGCATCCATAAGATTCTGCAGAGTCTGATTATCCTGTTGTTGACTCAGAATATCATAGTAAGCTCTGGTACCAGCTTTTGGAGGAAGAGTAATACCTGGAAATGATTCTAGATTTAGACCACCCTCTGGTAGATACTGATCTTCAATATACTGATTGATCTCAATATCTGCAGCGATGTTAAAGAGTTTAGCATCTTGAAAGCTATCTCTCATCAGTGGATGAAAGAATGCTAAATGCAGCATCTCGTGCTTAGTCAAACCTATTCTATGGTCTAGACTCAGTGTATCCCAGAACTCAGGATTGATACGTAGTTTATAGTTGATGTTGTGTTTAGCAACACCCGCTGTAGGTAACTCAGTAGACCATTCCTTTTCTGTCATAACTAGAAAAAGCCCGTAATAGGGCTCTTTCAACATTAGTTCTTTACAAACTTTTGAAAGACTTTCATTTCTTGTTAAGCTCATGTCTTCTTATTGCAATTGCGGTTTCCATACTAAATGTCATACTAAATCCTGGAATATCCAGTTTGTACTCATGTACTCTATTATTTTTTACAATATGCCTTTTTATAAAATCTTCAATGTCCTTTTCTAATGGATAGAACCTTTCCGGATCATTCTGTATTATGATAGCATCTATGACCTGGGTAATGCTCATTCTTTCAACAATCCTATCTAGATACTGTCTTGTAGAAGAATCAAACTTTTTAGCATTTGACTTTTCTTCTATAAGTTTTAAAATAGTATCAGGGGTATTGTAACCGAAAGGATCTGCGGTATACTTGGTCTTTACATCAATGATTTTATTAATAGCACTTAGACATCTGAGTTTACCATACATAGCCCATAGAACTGTTCTAGGTACATGTTGGTCCATATGACTAAACTCTATTGCAGTAAATAAAATAAAAGGTAGACATTTCTTCTCATCTACTCCTTCTAATATACCAAGACCTACATCTCTATCTGCTTTAGATTCAGATAGCAACATAGACCTTACACTTTTATATCCATCATAATCAAGTACAGCTCTCTCAGAGACCTTTTCTTTTTCCATATTCTGACATCAATAAAGCATCTACATACCCATCATGTGGTTTAGTAGATCTTTCTGTAAATGTGAAATCTCTACCGGGGAACAATCTTTTAGCAGCTACCAATGCCATTGCCTTAGTATCTCTAGAAGTTTTGCCGGTAATAGTAATCTCCTCTACTCCTGTAAACATTTCTTTCTGCCATTGTTTAGCAGGAATCTTTGTGTAAGGAATACGTAGAGCAATAGCCATCATCTCTACTGCACCAGACTGGTGACCCATAGAGAACGCTGTAGTCTTAGAACTACCAAAGATGACTCCCAGTTTCTCAAAAATCATATGTGGATGACAGTCATACAACTCAAAATGTCTAGCATTCATCTGCTGTATGATATCATACATAAATGCATAATCTACCTCATCCTTAATCATGGGAACAGCATATGCTTCAATTTTCCCATCAGGATGTTGGTAGACTATGGCACCTTTCTTTCCAATGTCTATACCTATATAGCCTTTAGTCATTTAGTTCTTCTATTTCATCAATTAAATCGTGCACAGTTTCTATAATAGTGTTCTTCAACTCATCAGTGAGAGTTTGTAGATAGAGACTATCCATCCATGTTTCAAATCTCTCAATAGCTTTTTTCTGTTCCTTATTCATATGCATTAAGTAAAGGTGTTAGTATTTCTTTTACTGCTTTTTGACCATGTTTCTTTACAGAGTCAGAAAGATCTTTTTCCATTGGCAAAAGTATACAAGGTAACTCATATAGTTCTTGATACCTTTCCATAGCTTTCATACCTGCTGTATCATTGTCAAACATGCATGTAATTACTTTATACCTACTTTTTAGATAACTAATAACCTCTTCCCTAATAACAGATCCCTCGGAATCAGGAGCTATAAACTCTACAGGATATCTCAGTTTCTTTAGACACATACCGTCCTTTAGAGAACTAGTAATTACAAGATGTGGTTTATCAAACTTTAGCTGATCCATACCTTGGATATAGGTAGCTAGTTTCATAAACTTCTTGTCTTTGTTATACGGCTGGTAAATCTTGTAGAGTGTACCATCCTCTCTAAAATAACCGTATACATAGGGCTTCTGAGTAACAAAGAAGTCATAGGCACCATCATCATTCTTACTAAAAGTAAATGAGCTCAGTGGTTTTACATTGTACATCTCCAACATATCGGAATCAATCCCATATGCCAGCCAGTAGTCTGCATCACCCCTTGTCCATCCTCTAGTATCATAACTCTCTAGTTTGTAACTAGCTCTTTGTTTTACTACAACAGGACTTCTTCCGCCAGAAGATCTAAGATATTCTCTATAATCATCTAGTATTTTATTGATAGCTTGTCCTTTGCTCAGATTAAAGAAAAAAGAAACAAATGTTGTAGAGTCACCACCTTTGTCCGTAGAAAAGTCCTTGAAAAAATATCTGTCTTCTCTACAGAAAATGACCATAGATGGTACAGTATCTCTAGAGTTAAACAGAGAAGTAATCTTTACATCTTGACCCAGTAGTTTTTCGCTAAGGTTGCAATAGGTCTCAAACACCCATGATGAAGGTACCTCAGCAATGCTGGTAACAATATGTTTAGTACTTATCATAGCATAAAAATATAAAAGGGGGATATTACTCCCCCCTTTACTTGTTAACCTTTTAACTAATCTAAATTAAAATCATTAGAAACCTTTGAGGTAGTTGGGATATCAAAGTCTGATTCACTACTACTCTTAAAAGAACTTACAGATTCTGACTTAGCTTTTTTAATGTGCTTCTCTGTATCAAATGTTGGAACCTTAACAGATTCAGCATCAACACTTTGAAAAGAGAGTTGCCCTCTTTCAGGACGAGCAAGATGCATATCATAGCTGTTGTAACCAGCTTTGTTTACATACTCTCTTGCACCAATGCAGAAGTTCATATACTTACCTTTGAATGGAGCATCGCTGTTGAAAGCTGATACAAACTCTTCAATAGTATTGAACACATTATCATGTTCTTCTAGCCACTTTGTGCTACCTGTCTGCTTACAAACATTCTCAATAACACGTACAATCTCAGTATCACGACTGATCTTTATACCACTCTTGGTAGTACCATCTGAGTATGCCCACTCACTTGTTTTAATACGAGCCACTTGACCCTCATATCTTGGTCCATTTGGATCATCTTTATCTACAAGCAAACCTTCAAAACCATCATCGGTAATAGGTTCTGTCTCCAGGTGTAAACATACATGGTATGCACCTTCTTTGTAAGGAACTGTCTCTAGTGTTACAGCGTTAATTTTACATTTTACATTACCGGGCTGAATGATTTTGTTTACACCACCGGTTGAGCTTGAAACTTTTGTGCTAATCATAATTTTTAATCTATATAAACGTTATTCCAATTAATAGTCATAGTGTTGTCTTCCTTTAGTTCTGACAATACTATTTCTTGATTTCTAAGATGTTCAGGTCTTGCACCGCAGGATATCTCATCAGTGGTCTTAAAACTAAGAATGTTTTTAGAACCCTTACGATACAGATATCCAATTGCATCTGACTGTGAACTTGTAATTCTCTTCAATTTACCAGTAAGATCTAGATCTAGAGCATTAAACTCTGACCCATTCTTCTCTAATACAACATCCTTTACGTGCCCTACAAGGATAACACGAGGTGCCCAAGTCTTGATAAAATCAATGACCTTAGTGAAAGCCTCCCTTAACCAGGGGTAACCTGCACCGTTAGGCAAATTTAAGATGCTACCATACTTTGGCTTACCATCAGTAAACCAATTCTTACCCATAGAAGACTTAGCATATAGTTCCTCAGCAAAGGGAATACACATCTCCTCTAGAGCAGTGATAGTATCTATAGCAACGTACTTGTAAGGATTTCCAGCTTCCTTAATAGCCTTACCTATTCTCTTAATATCATCAATAGATCTTGCTTTAAGCTTCATAGCATCTACATAGTCGCTACCATCTTCAAGATCCACAATAAGACAATTATCAAGACTAGCCAGCAAAGTAGTTTTACCTACTTTAGGCTTGCTAAAAATAATAAGATTCTTAGGACTTTTAATCTCTGCCGGTACTTTCCCAGTGGGTAGTATCAGCTCTTCAGGTGTTTCGCTCATTTATCTGTAATTAATTTATTTAACCATGTCTTATGGCTCAAAGGTCTTCCGAGCATAATAGCAGCAAAGTCTCTGATAGTCATATCACTAAGAGAAACATCATCAATGAGATCATCACCAAATGCTTTGAATGGATCAGCAGGTACCTTCTCTTTAGGCAAATTGACTTTAATCAATTCACTTACAGGTACTAGATATCTAACATGACCCAAATCATTAGGCTCTGTGGTTTCATATTCCTCTTCCCAGTGTGGGTTGTAACGCCACATCCAAAGAGTCCTATTACTATCCTCAGACATATAATCTCTACTTACAAATTCAGTGTAGATATCTCCTTCTCTCTTTAGCTCATTAGCAAAGAAACTTACATAAAGCTCATCTTTTCCATGTGGTCTGTATGCCATCTTTGGATAAAACAAAGCATTAGGAATGTCAAGAGTATCAAAAATAAACTGATGCTTTTCTCTTAGTACTGCAATCTTCTCTTTAGTGCTTAACTCTGTTTTTGTACTTATACCCATATTACTTATTATTTAGAAATTCTTCTTTCTTGCTGAGGTGGTGTTTCCATCTCAGTTACTTTCATTTTCTCAAACTCTGCTTTGAAAAAACTCATTCGGTTATCACCATTCCTACATTTCAGGAAGTGCATAACAAGGACTCTATCATTCTCTATTACATATCTGTCAGGGCCATAGAATCTAATCTTTTGTTTACCCGGTCTGTTCAAGCCAATAAGAGTATCAGCATGTTGTAACAGAGCATCTGAACCAAAGATGTCAGACTCTAGAATGTAATTACCATACTTACCGTCCTCATTCCTTTCAGGATTGTCTATACTACGGTTAAGTTGACTCAGAATAATAAATGCAATAGGATACCTTCTCTTTAGTTCGGTTACAGCCTCACCTAGATTATACAGGGTATCATACTTGTCCTTCTCAAAAGGAGCTTTTTTAAGCAAAAGAGAGTGGTCAAGGGTAACAATAGTCTTTGTATAGTCAAAAGTACCATCCTCATTGCGGATAGCATGCTGTCTCATATACAGAGATATCTGTTCCTTAAACTCATTTACTGTAATAGGTTCTTCTACTACATCAATAGGGTAACCTACTCTCTTTTTAGCGTACTCATAACACCTTACCAAATCTTCATTTGATAATTTTCCATCTGCACTACACAAGTATTTATAGGTTCTGCCTATAACACTTGAGTATTCTCTGATAGCGCTGGTTCTAGCCAGCATCTCAAACTGAAACTCTAGCACTCTGAAAGACTCACCTTGGTTCTGGTCAAAAGCTTCCCTAATAATCTGATCCTTAATCAGGGTTTTGCCAGCACCGGGTCGTCCACCAATAACAGTGAGTGAGCTCCATTCTATACCATCTGTAGTTGCATCATTAAACTTGGACCACGGGGTTTTAATACTTTTAATCTTTCCATCCATTCTCCCCTTCATGTATTCTAGGGATTGAGCAAAAGATTCTTTCTGACTTTTCCAAAGTACCTGTGTTTCCATGTTTGTTATAATCCTGCAATATAATAAATTAAACTACCTTTTCCGAGAAGAAATTCTCATCAGTTTCATAATCATTGTTAACTACTGAAGAGCAGTAATTAGCAAGTTCTGAGTCACGAGTTCTATCGGGATTCATCTTACTTATGAAGTACTGAGAGGTCTTCATATACATGTAGTTCTTTTTCTCATACTCATCTACATACAATGCTGTAGCGCGTATAACCACATCCCAACTATAGTCATAGGTCTTAAAGAACCATTCAAAGTTGGTCTTGATATTCTTTCGGTCTGACCTTGCCAGCTTACCGCTAGGTAGTTTACCCTTAGGAAATAAATCAAGATACTGAGTGATATAATCATCAGTTATAGTTACACTGGATTTCCTAACAGTCTTTTTACTGACCGGAAGCTTTTGAGCAATCTCTACACCTTTGTCCGTCATCTTACCATCAGCAGAAACATACCCAGCAACCTTTAATCCACGCAGTTCTGTGTACATATTTACGTACAAAGGTTTTTCATCTACATAAAGACAATAGAGCAGATACAGCTGATTAGGCGTTAACTGGCTCTCCTTCATCAATGGTGGTAGGAAGTTCATTTGCAGTTTTTTGGTTTAGGTGTTTATTAAATTTATCTACAAAGTCTATGTAGTAGGTCATAAACTTTTCATCCTTGCTTATAAGGCGGCTAGTTGCATTATCCCTAGACCAAATAATGGTAGGATGAGATACACCAAAAGCTTTTGCAATATGATTTAATTTACAGCCTCCTTCTACTGCAATATAGGCAGCAACTTGTCTGTAATAAGCATGTTTACGAAGTCTACTTTTAACACTAAATGCCTCATAAGTACTCTTAGAAAACTCCATGAGTTGGTCTAAGGTAAAAGACGATTCTATTCTTACCATGTGATTTTGGATTTTGATTGTTTTTCTAAGTAACTGTTTACTTTGTTGAATAAGTCACCGCAATCCCACTCGGTACCAGAATATGATGCACTAGCGGGGTGCGAAGTTATAATTTTGTAGTTCACATCAGGTATCAAGTCAGAAAATTCCTGAGCTTTTTTACCCAAAAAAACATAAACAAGAGGGTCACTATTCCAGACTAATGCATCTAAAATATTGACAATCATGTTTCTCCATAGAATTTGATGTGTACCTGGTTTACCTATAGAAGTTGTAAACGCTGTGTTGAGAAGTAGTATACCTTGATCAGCCCATCTAGATAGGTCATTTGACTGAACAGGAGCTCTATCTTCCTGAGGTACAGTATCCATAATACATTTTTGCATATACTGAAGAGAGACTTCTGTACGGTCTTGTCTACTGCATGAGAATGCTAGACCATCTGCAACATCTATCTGTGGATAAGGATCCTGCCCTATAATAACAACACGAGTCTTATTAAAATGACATGACTTTAGGGCTCGGAAAATATATTTTACTGGAGGAGTAAATCTCTTACCATCCATAGCCTCTTTTAAAAGGATCTCTAAGATTTTATCCATCTCAGTACCCTGTAAAAAGCTTTTAAGTTTATCATCCCAACCTGTGTCTTTAAGGTCTAAATAAAGTTTATCTTTTACATCTTGTAGGTTTACAGAAGTTATCATATTTTTGTTTAAATAATTTTAGTTATGTCAGAAGAAATCAAACCAGCAGAAGAAACACAAGAAAAACAAAAGATTCATGATATAGAAATCATACCTAAAGAGGCTATGATTAAATTAGAAATCAGCGGTTTTTTCTATGCCCGTCTTAATAATTTTATAACTAACTATTATAAAATTCCTGGTGATGTTGACCCTAAGACCTTTACTTCTAGAGCAATGGACCCAAACTGTAAAGATAAAACCGAAGATGAGTTTAACTTTGAAACTATCATGGGTCTAGTTGTAGGTCTGGAACAAGAAGCTAGGGATCAAAAGTTGACAAAAATTGTCAAGTATGACACTGAAAAAGGAGCTGTCATAGAAGAGGAAAATCCACCTGCTCCCCAAGATCAAGAGCAGACTGAATTGCCAGACTCAACTCCTCCTTCGAGCACTGAGCAAACGACTTAAGTTCTCCCTCAGGAGTATATAAGTTAGCTTTGTGCTTTACTATGTCTTTAACCTCATCATGAGTATAACCCAAGTGCTTTGAGAGTTCTCTCGTGCATGCTTGGAGTTTACTTATCTGTGCATAAGTACCATCTGTACTTTGTTCTTCATAGGTCACTTGAATAAGTGTACCTTCCTCTACATTTTTTAAATAATTAGCCAGGGAATGTTTACCCAGCTCTGATTTGGGGACAAGTTTCCCCTCTCTCATTTCAAAGAGAATACTAACAGGTAATTGTTTCATAAACTAGATTTTTCTGTATCTCTCAAAACCAAGGTAGAATCCTATACCATATAGTACAGGAAACACGGTGAAGGCTAACAAGATAGCTCCAACCAACCCAACCATTTGAATAGAAATAGCCAGGTATAAGCACCTAAGAAATAGAAACTGATACCTATGCCAATCATCAGTAAAACAAACAAGAACAGTACTGCTGTAAGGAAAGCTCTCTTTATACGTAGGATAAAATCCAAAGTAATACCAGTCTTTTCCATGATATCTGATTAATTTGCCGGTTGAACTCAACTTCCATTTCTTTCTCCATCCAGAGTTGTTATCCCTAAACATCACTAGATCCATCCTACCCTTAAAATAGGATCCCAAGATAATAAAAAATAGGGATAGTAGGACTAGAGCCATACTATAATATAAACAAAAAAGGAGGTTTTACCCTCCCTTTTTGCTCATTTATATCATTTAAACACAATCACGATGGGCTACCACCGGACTTCTTTTTGTAGAAAGGTTTTTTATAACCTGGTTTTCTACCTCTTTTCTTTTTTACAGGAGCTTTGCCATCAACATCGGTAATCTGAACACTGCTATTCTCACCAGTAACAGTAACTTTAATTACTTCATCTTTGCTAATCTTAGAAACAAGATCCTTGTTAATTTCAGTTAGAGTCTCTAATTTTTCTTTAAAAGAAATGATTTGTTTATCAGCAACAAATAGCTTATCATCCATTATTCTAGACTTTGATTTCTCTTTTAGAACATCAGTGGTAAGAGAATCAATTTGCTCTTGGAGCTCTTGAATTTCTTTACCGTACTTTCTTTTGATGTAAGCATAGATAGCCAGACAGATACCGACTGTAATGAATGTTGAGATGAAGGATGTCATGTTATTGTTTATTAATAGGACAAATATAGAATGTATTTCCTTTTCTTCCAAATTATGGGAATTTTTGGAAATGGTTCTAATTAACAGACTTATACAGGTCATGCAAAACATTCATGATATATGCAGTATCATGGGGCATATCCTTTTTAAAGACTTTGGAAGACTTTAAAGAATTCATAAAACGTACATGATCATACTCATCTTTCTTCATCCTGTAAAAGTTTATGTAGGCCCTATGAGCTTTTGCAGAATTTGACCCGGTTACACTAATAAAATCATTTAGATTCTTAGTAAGAACATCTGAGTCATCAGCCTGAACTTTAAAAATACCCTTTTTAATACTAGACCAGTTAAATATTCCTGACAATATACCTGCGCTAGTGGTAATATTTAAGCCATTTGCAATAGAATGTGACTTAAGTATCTGATAATCAATCTTACCCAAACCTAAATAAGCATTTACATAGTCTAATATGCTCCACTTTAGGTTTACATTGTTCAGCACAGCCATCATCTCCACTATCTCATTTATAGATTCGCTTTCTACTACTATGCAGTCAGTAGATTTTACATCTAGTTTGTCAAGGGCAGATGTTAAGTGCTGACCATCTATGGCATAAATTTCTGTTTTGCCATTAATAACCTTTGTTCTTACACACACTGGCAATCTAAGGATGCCATGAGATGTTAAAGAATTTACAATTGAACTTACTTGTGATGATTTAGTATCTCTATTGAAGCTCAGTCTTTTAATCTTAGAAATGTTAATCTTTTCTATTAAGTGCTTGTTGATATTCATCTTAAACTTATTTGTAAATAATTTTTGTTTGGTCAAACACAGACAGTGCTGACTTTACCCATGATTCATCTACAGTTCCTTCATAACAAAGTATGTGAACTATAGCTGTCTCATTAGGATTTAACCTCAGTAATCTACCGATTCTTTGAGAACTTTTTCTTTCATTGCCATAAGCATGCAGGATAATACCCTGTCTCAATTCCGGGATGTTTACACCCTCATTCAACTGCAATACAGCAGACAATTTGCTTATGACACCTACTTTGAATTTTAGTAAGTTATCTTCAGAATCAGGATTCTCACTATGATAGCTGTGTTTACAGAGTTTTTCAGCTTGTTGTTGAGTATTAGCAAATAAAATGCATTTGTCTGTAATGCTATCAAATAGCTTTTTGGCATACACTTCTTTACTTGGATAACTCATCATAGCCTTCATTCTCTGAATTCTGAGCATCATAGTCTCATTTGGATTCATAGATCTTTCTATTCTGTCACACCAGTAGCTGTAAGATTCTAGTTCACTGGTTGGCCACTTTTTAGTTTTGCCACCCGCCATAATATTTTTAGCGGTGCCTAACTTTAGCATGTGAACTACTATCTTGTAGTCATTGAGAATACCATCAGAGACAGCATCATCTACAAAATAGCTGTATCTAATAGGACAGAACTTATTTACAAGTTTCCCCTTAGTAGATCTTTCAAACTTTGGGGGAGTACCTGTTAAACCTACAATCTTACCTTGAAACTTATCCAACCAGGGCTCATGACTTGGTAATAGATTATGACACTCGTCAAGATATACCACATCATAGTTTAAATCCTGCTTGTTTAAAGAGATGTAAGTACTAAATGTAACACTTGATTCTAAGTGCTGCATACTGTGCTTTACCATCTCATCCTTCCAAGACTGGAAAATAGATTTCTTAGGGGCTACTACTAAAACTTTGGCCGCTGATAAACTATCTAGGTGCTTAAGACCTATTAGAGTCTTACCTACACCCATTGATACAGCTACACCAGACCGTTTACTCTTCAAAAGTGATTCTACTGCTTCAGATTGGACATCAGTCCTGTTCTTTGTTTCCATGTGCTTCTTCTCTAGATTCTGAGAATCCCATAGCTTTTGCCATTACGGGATTCTCCTCAATTTGATTGTGGCAAATTCTGCAGACAGCTAAGAAAGTAGTTTCATCTAACATAAACCTACCCCTGCCTGCTTTGTGGTGCACATCAGTAGCATTAATCTGGCAACCAGACAACCGAGCTTTACAAAATGGATTCTTCTTAAGATAAGATTCCCTAAGTACAGAATACAAGGTATCCAGCTTTTGCTGCTTAGATGACTTCTTGCTTATAGGTTTCTTAGCTTGTAAGGGTTTACTACCCTTGTCAGGATGCTGAGCCCAGCAATCCTTGCAGTACAACTGCTTCTCGTGTCTCTTCCAAATATGCTTTAACTGATCACAACCACTACACTTTTTCAGTTTTGGCTGCATCTATTCCTGAAATTATAATTGTTCCATCTAGATACTGAGCTCCAACTGAAGAGCCCTTAGATGTTTCTTTGAACTCATTAGCTTGGACACTAAGTGACTTTAACAAGTTCTTTTCCAGCTCACTCTCGGGTACTAACACTAGTGATACTACCCCATTTACGTTAAATTGGTATTTCATTACGCTTTATTTAAAAACGAAGTTTCCACCTTAGTGTAGAGCTCCGGGAGTGTTTCCCGTATAAGCTCTACAATAGGTGATAATTTACTATCCACACTTAAACAATACTTATAGTGCGGGTCATCCATAAGGTCTAGCAAATCTTGCTCAGACATTTCTTTAAACCCTACTACATAGGCACTATCAGACAAGTCCATTACAGACTCAATACCGCCTTGCTCAAAGATAATATTGTACTGGTCAACAAATTTCTTGTTGGACATGTACAGAAATATTACTTCCTCATTGTCTAAATTGTGGTACTTACTCATACTCAGGATAGTTCGTAAAAATTAACAGGTAAGATCTTCTCTTGTATTAATTTAGTGACAATCTGCCTCTTATCAACACCAAGTTCTTTAAAATTAACCTTGCTAATGTAATTAGGATCTGTATCATTACCAAATTTGTCAACCATGTCTTTTGCAAAAGAGCTGTGGTGAAATAAAGTACTGAAGATCTTGTTTACAGTAGAGTTAATAATCTCCTGCTTCCATAAATTTAGAACATTCTGAGTTCTCAGATGCACTTTCTGGATACGTTTCTTCTTATCCCAGTGCATTATACCCAGCTCATCAGCTGAATATACAGATAAACCAAATAGAGCTCGCTTATACAGAAAATTCTGATAAGCATTGAACTCATCCCTCTCATAATCAACAAACCGTTGGTTAGGGCTACCATACAGTTGATACTCACTCAGCTTACCGGAATACTCCGTAGGCTGAACACGGGATTGCTTTTTCATATAGATTAATTTACAATTGTTTACAAAACAAAAAATGTGTCAGCTAGGACACATTAAGCGTTAAAGTCTAGATCTATTTTAGGATCCGGATCATCAAATTCATCGGGGAAGAACTCCTCAAAGAATGTTTCTATTTCTTCTGCATTTTCAAAGATTACAGCATCAGATTCTTCTTCATCTTCTGACTCCTCAATCTGCTTTTTCATACTAGAGATGACTGAGCCTGTCCAGGGATTTGAAATATAATCCCCAGCGTTGATGCTAAGCAAGTATTGAATGTCTCTCTTTGTTAGATTAAGATACTCTTCTACAGACATCTGCACCACTTTTCCATTAGGCAGCTGATAGTACATAGTTTCTATATCAAAGGTATGATATATAATGAAAACTATGTGAATATCAATAAATTACCCAAACATTTTCAGCATTATCATAGCTAACACTACTATAGTACCACTACATATAGCAATGTATTTTGCAAACCTTTCTACTTTTTCTATTCTATCAACGTGTCTTCTGATAGTTTTCTTATGCTGCTCTACATCATTCTCCAACAGTGCTACCCGTGATTCAAATGCTCGGGTATACTTACTAAATGTGCCCATGTATACAGGGCGTTGATCTTGAATTCTTTCACTCATATTCATAAATTTTTACATCAGACAGTTCTAGTTCTACTAGACCATCTTCCGGTTCATCTTGATAGTTCAGACCTTTATACAATACTGTATAGTCATGTTTAGAACTAAATGGATACACATCTACAATAATACCCTGTAAGAACTCACCTTTGAGTCCATAATCATCAGGGTTTTTCTCCATCTTATCTCTCCTACTTGTACTATAATACTCACCCACTCTTTTGAAAGAGAACTGCACTACTGTACCTATTGGGTAATAGTCTTTGTCTAGTTCACCAGCTTCAGCCAATAACATATTCTTTACACCGAATGACTGACTAATTATAGTATTTACAAAAAAGTCTACAAGCAAAGGGCTTTCATCCAACACTGATTGTTTCAATAACTTCTTGATCTTCAGTCTAATAGTTTCTCTTGTAAGGTTTACGTCCACTTTTCTCATTGTTTATTGAGTTATTTATAGTATTTTGATTAATAAAGACTTACTGATGGCAAGAAAACCAAGTAAACAGGGGGAACTCTGTATAGCCGCTCTAAAGAAATTTCCAAAGACACCTATTCTTACCCTAGCTAAAAAGATTTATAGTGAAAACTCACTACATTTTTCTAGTGTAGAACATGCTAGAAGTGCTCTAAGAACCTATGCCGGTCTTACTGGTAAAGCAAATAGAGAAGCTGCATCTAATAAAGAAATCCAAAGAGAACCGCAGTATAAATACAATCCTTTTGATGACATCCCAGAGTCATTTGAAGAGATCCGGGAGCCATATGTACTAGGTACTGCTACCAAAAAGATATTAGTTCTATCCGATATCCACTTCCCTTATCACAATGCTAAAGCTTTAAAGACAGCAATAAACAAGGGTATAGAAGAACAGGTAGATTGTATAATTCTTAATGGTGATATACTTGATTTCTACTCACTTTCTGACTTTGATAAGGATCCTAGCAAACCTAAGTTCCGTAAAGAAATAGAACTAGGTAAGTGGTTCCTTAATGAACTCAGAATTGCATTCCCTAAAGCTCAGATATACTACAAGATTGGTAACCATGAGATGAGACTAGAAAGATATCTAAAGGTAAAAGCACCGGAAATCTTTGATACTGATGAGTTTAGACTAGAGTTCCTACTAGAGTTTGCCAAGCATCATGTAATACTAATAGATAAGTACACTGTAATTAAAGCAGGCAACCTTAATATTATTCACGGTCATGAATACAGAGGTGCCGGAGGAGTATACCCTGCCAAGTACATCTATGGTAAATCAAAAGTCAATACACTTTGTGGTCACTACCACAGGTCTAGTACTTACCTAGATAAAAACATGGACGGACATTACCACGGAGGATTCTCAACAGGATGTCTGTGTGAACTATCTCCTGATTACATGCCATACAACGAATGGGTACATGGATTTGCTGTTGTAACTATGAAATCCGGTGGTAACTTTAGTGTTCAAAATCTCACCATTGACAATGGCGAAATCAGATAACTATGCCTACATACATCAAAGCTGGACTATACAAACCTCCATTTACAATGGATGGAGAATTTGACACTCCTGAGATTTACATAGACTCAGAGGTATTCCAGGTTATTGATGCTGAGGAAAACATGGTTGTACAGATAACGTATGAAGAACTCAGAGGTATAATGGCAATTATGGCTGCAGAACAAGAAAAAAGACACTTGTTTATAAAAGCAAAGATTGATAAGAACTAGTCTTTACCTTCTGTGTCTATATACTGTTGGATAATCTGAGTTAAATCCGGTATCCTGTAGTAAGGAACTCTAGATACAAGTTCACTAAACTTTACTACTTCACGCATGGCATCATCCATATTGACACCTTCTACGTTCCATAGTTCTTTTATAACTACGCCATGTTCTTTGTCAATAGTATCCACCAATCTGTTCAATAACATCTTGGTTTGGTTTCTATTAAACCATTTAATTGTAGAACACTCATCCGCACTAAATACAGACACTTGTAACCATACAAGTAGGTTTAGAATCTGAATTTTCTCTTTTTCTAGTTCAGTCATAAGATTGTTTGGTTTCCTGTGTAGGAGTCGAACCTACATGTTCCTGAATATCAGGAGCTTTACCAGTTAAGCTAACAGGAATACTGGGTTCATCCCAGTATATGTAAATAAGTTTAGGGTAGTCGGTCATAATCTTTAAAGTAACCCCAAAGGATCATGACACAAGATACTAAATAGACACTGAATAAACCTAAAAAAACATCAGTGCCTATCTCTCTGTAATCAAGGATATCCTTGAATAACCAGAATAATACAACAAGCCAGATAAGAATTAATCCTATATAATGTTTAGGATCATTCTTGAAATCAAACTTGATGTATTTAAAAATTTTAATCTTGGACTCCATAAACAAGTTAAACTTGTAACTAAGAGCCCAAAGAACAACAAATAAAAGACCCATTGCCAATCCTATGTAAAATAACCACTCGGTTATTAAACCTCCGATAAATGCAAATCCAGCAGAAACTGCCATCATCATAATACCGTTAGTAATAGGTGAGGAGGTGTTTGTTTTCATTTTGCTAATATAAAGTAGGATTTTTACTTTTAACACAGCTCATCTTGTGGTAGCCTTCGCCCTCACAATATTCACATTTAAAACTTTTTAACAAGCTTATTATGTTAGCCTTACCAACTGGATTCATAGAATGAACCATACATATCGGTAAAGGACTGTCAGTATCTATACAAAAATTTATTAACCACTTTGCACAGTCGTATCCACTAAGTTCAGTATCACCAAGATCATGATCAAAGGATATAATAAGTGGTAATTTATCTTCAGCATACATGTTAGCTACATAATCTACAAACTCTTCGTAGGTCTTAACTGTATGCCATTTTCTATCTGCATAAAGAGGATTCTGTGTATACTCAAAAGCATCCTTAGCTAATCTATCATCATCTAAAAACAGATGATAACAAGGTCCTGTAAGTTTTTCTGGCATAATTAAAAAATGTATCTAATTGTATTCCACGGTATTATTAAATCATGGATAGATCTAAACGATCTAATGTAGTCTTCCTTAAGACCACTTTTGTATCTAATATTCTCTCCACCATACTGAGATACTTTGTCCTCTTGTATATCAGGACGCCACAATAGTTCCTCACCTAGTATACCATGCTTTATGTTATACTCGTGTTTATCCTTATTGTGGGTCAGGAATATAACCTCAGCCTTTACCTCATGTTGAAGCATAACATTTCTATCTACTAACTGAAACAGAGCAGCATACTCAGCTTCCCATCCCTCAGTTACTATTACAGGACTAAAGTTTATATGTACATCCCAACCTTTTCTGGCAAATAGATCAATAGCTCTAATTCTATCAATAATCTTACTAGTGCCGGGTTCAAGTAAATCAGCATACTTCTGAGGCATAAGACTAAATCTAATCCTTATTTTACGTCCAGGATCAAATGACAACATTTTAGGATTTACATACTTGGTAGCAAAAGAACCGTATGCTTTATCATGTTCCTTGAAGAACTTTACAATCTTCTGAAACTCATAAAACTTATAATGAAGAGCTAGGTCCTCATTACAACCTATATCATATGTAATAAACTCATCATGAGTCTGATTTGGTTTCTCTACATCAGCAAACCAAGAGTGATGGTCAATAGCAGTAAGAACATCTTCTATATTCTTAGCTACTGATAATCCCTCAGGTTTATGCCTTTTCATGTAGCAGTAACCACAGTTATACAAACAACCATACCCAAAACTGGGTGCTATAAAGTCAGTAGATCTACCCGAAGGTCTGATCTGCATAGACTTCCGGGTAACTTCTTCTACTAAACTCATAGTGCAAATGCTTCTTCTATTTCTTCTATAGATATTTCATCTAGAACTTTATCTATTGGAACAAACCGAACAATATTAAAACTAGGTTCTTGTAATTTACCAAATAAGTCTCTAACATTATGAGCATTCTTTACTTCTACTAGAGTCACACCCATCTTATCATGCATATCATAATACCTCATCTCCCTAATAGTATAAATCTTATCCTTTTTGGGTCTATTGGGTATTACCTCTATTGACTTTGGGTCAAATACATCATCTACACATACCACTTGGTCACCTTCTTTAATCATTGGCTTTTTCTCCTTCGTTAATTCTTTGGTTAATCATCTGGTAAATTCTATCTACCAAATCAAACTGTTCTTCGGGTAGGCTATTATACTTCCAGATCTGTCTAACATCTTCTCTGATATTGTGAAGAGCAATAAAATACTGCTCACCATTAACAGCATGTCGGAAGTCATCACCATCCTCAGGAAGATTAAATTCTAGTACAGCTTTCATTGCTCACCTCCTTTGTATGTTCTGTTATAGTAACTTATTTCTGCTCCATCATAATTATCACCATCGTGGTCATATCCTTCACAGAATGCTGTAATTATCTGCTCACGCTCCATTGCTCTAACTTGGTCTCTCAATTCTTTGTATAATGGTTCATCTTTGGTCACTCTCAATAATCCATTTCCAAGTAGTTGTTTAACAAACCACTCAACCGCTGTTTGTTTACTCATTGTTTAAGTTTTAAAAGTCCCAGATTCTACCACACTTTGTACATTTCTGTGGTCCATTTGGCTCACGGTAGGTATGTCTGTCTAAAATAAAAGCATGAAAAAACAAACACCAAAAGTCACCGAAATACTTCTTAAACTTTCTTGCTTGCTTTTTCATATGCTTTACAGCTTTACCTCCCAATAGTGTTCACAGGTACCATCTTCTTTTAATGGGATACCTAAAAAATAAGTCTGTCTCCAGTCACTAGGTTTTGCTAGATACCTAAAACAGGTATCTTTCTGAGGACATGTCTGTCCACTACACATTGATATATCCGGCATTACACTTCATATTTAGTTTCTGGGTAGAAATCTATACAATATACTTTAACAGTATCTATTTCTACTTCAACATTATCACGTACTACATTCAACCATTCATACTCATAGTGTCCCTCATAATTATCAGGGTACTTAGAGTCAAATGGATTCCAGCTTAAACATTTAGCCATTCCTATGACTGCACCATAGTATTCATCTAAGCCTTGCTTTAGACTTTCCAATGTCTCAGCAGATGCTATGGGTTTACACCCATCAGCACCTACTGCTACATATGTTACCTTTATTCTGGTTGACATTTTACCAAGAGGTCACATTAGATACACAAAATCTGTCACCAACAAAGTTATTTGTCCAAATGTCCTCATCAAAACAGAACTTCTTCTTGTTTCCGGAGCACTCATTACGGATTTCTAACCAATAGCAGTTAGTAGCTGAGTCAATACCATCATTGGCAATAGTACCACAGTTACACTGCTTGTTATCTTCTACAGGTTTTTCTTCCTCCTCTTTTTTACAAGAGGGTAGTAGAATCAAAACAGATGCTATTATAATAAATAAAATCTTTTTCATTGTTAATAATAAAAACTAGTTAGTTCACTGACTTCTAAAATCTTGGTAGTATGGGCATAATGACCTTCTAACTCTTGGATTAGTCTAAAGAATACACAGTATTCATGAAAATCATCATATTGTAAACTGGTAGACATTGGGTCAGTACCTATCCACTCATAACCATTACCGGTATTAAGCAGACGAAAAATGTTTGCACCATGTTGTTCATAAGACCATGTTTTACTATATGAATGTTCCATAGTATACAGGGTCCCAGATTCTACTTCTGTAACTTTAATTATATAGTCATGCTCTGACCCCAAATCATTATGATTTATTACATGAAATGTCCTAGGTCCATCTGCATGAATATCAGGTTCTAGAGAATACACTATCTCTTTATTTTTCTTCCCCATCTTGCCAAATAATTGCTACGTTAGACTCATAAGCTATGAAGAATACAGATCCTTCAATATCAACTACCTCGCAGTTAGCAAGAGCACTACCAATGTAAACATGGTCACCCACTTTTACTGAAGTACACTCATCACCCACAGCCACCACTTTGAGACGGCTCCATTGTTTCATCATATCAGCATCAAGACCTGCTTGAACATCCTCACCGAGGATTACTGCTGACTCTTTTCTTACTGGTTTCTCGATAAGAATTCTCTTACCCTTCAATAATGCATTTTTCATTTCTGTTGGTTTTTTATTTGTTTATAAAGATCATACAAAGCATGTGCTATTAAGCACCCTATCACTGTAGTTAATAAAGTGAACATGTTAATTAAAATTAGTACTCCTATCAGGGATCGAACCTGAAACCTACAGATTAGAAATCTGTTGCTCTATCCAATTGAGCTATAGGAGCATATTAGGTGGGTACCTGCGTTTAACCCACCTAAATCTAGAGACCCCTATTTTTCATGATGTTACTCACCGGGGTATTGCGCACTACTACTCTAAATATTTACGGTAACAACCTTGTTCTCAAGATCAATAGTAATGTTACCTACAACCAGTTTCTTGAACTGCTTGCTTTTCATGATGTGTTCTACAACTGCTTTAACCTGAATAGAATCGTTAGATTGCACCTCAGGTTTTTCTTGAGAAACTATATGTCTAACAAGAGATTTAGACTTTTTGTTACCATAGAGTTTCATAGTCCATCTCTTACAATAGACTGCTTGTCTGCTTCTGTTGACCATCTCAGCTACCTGTTGGTCAGATAGAGTCATATCCTTAAGGATTTTTACCTCTGCTTTTGTGTAATTTTTTGCTCTTGCTGTTTTCACGATTTTTAAATTTTAAATGTTTACTCATCGCCTT